AAATACTGACGTTATTGATGACTTAGGGACTGTTAGTGCTTTCGAATATGATGTTAAGGGTAACTCTTCTTTTGAACAAACTATTAACTCATCGAGAGAAAACGGAACAACTTTCTATGAGCAAACACTAAACCTAACACTTCATAAACTTACAATACAAGACCACAAGGAATTGAAATTGTTAACATTCGGAAGACCTCACGTTGTTGTCCAAGATTATAATGGCAATGCCTTTATAATGGGATTAGAACACGGTGCTGACGTAAGTGGAGGTACTATTGTAACAGGTGCTGCAATGGGAGATTTAAGCGGATACACATTGACTCTTACAGGTCAAGAGGTGCTTCCTGCTAACTTCCTAGAAGGTGCTACTGCTGCAAATCCATTCGCTGGATTAGCTGGTACAGTAACAATAGTTCAAGGAACTAACTCTTAAACATAGTAGGTTCTTAAACGCAGTAAGCCTCACCTTTATGGTGGGGCTTTTTTGTAAACAAATAATACATCTTTGAGTTATATATATATGAAAGTATTACTTCCATCTACAAATTCTCAAATAATTAAGATTATACCAAGAACTTATGTCGAGGCTAGCAATCTTACTTTGGTGATTACTAGAGATGGAACGGGAACTACAGAGACTCTTACAAACCTTACCTCAACGATAGTGGGTAACTACATAAGCATACCCTGTACATTCTCAATACTTTCTGAAGGTAGTATTTATTTTATGGAGCTAAAGCAAGGCTCTACACTGTTGTTTAGGGATAAGGTTTATGTTACGGCACAAACCGACAGAACGCAAAAGCACACACTAAACACAGGGAAATATACAGAGCATAGTGCTGCTCCTACTGGAGAAAAATATATAACAATATAATATGCCTAGAAAGAATAAACCAACAGGAACAATTAGAGTAGTAAACCTACAGGGCTATACTATTCCTGAAATTAAGGAGGACTACAGAAATGATTGGGTTACCTATGGGGAGGATAACAATTACTTTGGAGGACTAATTGACAATTACCTGAGCAGCCCAACAAACTCTTGCTGTATCAACGGTATTGTAGATATGATTTACGGAAGAGGACTTAATGCGACAGACAGCGAAGAAAAGCCTGAGATGTATGCTCGCTTTAAAATGATACTAAAAGACGAAGAGGTAAAAAAGATAGTTAATGATTACAAACTACTTGGTCAGGGTGCTATTCAAGTTGTATATAATAAAAGTAAAACTAGAATTACATCTCTTACGCATTTCCCTATGGAAACGCTAAGAGCGGAAAAAGCAGACGAAGGAAAGATAAGGGCGTATTACTACCACCCGAAGTGGAATGAGTATAAGCCATCTGACAGCCCAAAGAGAATACCAACATTCGGAAACGGAAAGGGTAGTGAATTAAGGGAGCTTTTTGTTATTAAGCCATACAGACCTGGATTCTATTACTATGCCCCTGTGGACTATCAAGGATGTTTGCAGTATTGCTCATTAGAAGAAGAGGTATCTAACTACCATATTAACAATATACTAAACGGTCTACAGCCATCGTTACTGATTAACTTCAACAACGGAGTTCCTGATGAAGAGGCTCAACAACTAATTGAAAGCAAAATCCAAGATAAATTCGGAGGGACATCCAACTCAGGTAAGTTCATTTTAGCGTTCAATGAAGACCCAGACCGTCAAGCGGACATAGAGCCTATACACCTCCCAGATGCACACGCACAGTATCAGTTCCTTGCTGATGAGGCTCGTGAAAAGATTATGCTCGGTCACAGAGTTGTTTCTCCGATACTTCTTGGAATCAAGGACAACACGGGATTTGGGAATAACGCAGAGGAGCTAAGGACTGCTTCAGTTCTTATGGACAACATTGTTATACGCCCATTCCAGGAAAAGATTATAGAGTGCTTGAAGACTATATTGATGTTCAATGAGATTGACCTCAACCTATACTTTGTTACTCTACAGCCGATTGAGTTTACTCAGCTAGACAATATCGAAACTAAAATTAAACGTGAGGAAGAAACAGGTGAGAAGTTGTCTGCAATGGACCGAGTAAAATCACTATTTAAAAAGAAAGAAGATGGCGAAGGCACTGTTCGTAACGACTAACGACCTAAGGAGAAAGTCTCTTGTGGGAGGCTCTGTGGATGCTGATAAGTTTATTCAGTTCATAGAGGTAAGCCAAGATATACATATTCAGAACTATCTGGGTACAAGTCTATATGATAAAATGTCCACACTAATTACTGGTGGCACTATAAATGACTCTGCGAATGCAGCCTACAAGACACTCCTGAACGACTATATAACACCGATGCTAATTTGGTTTGCACAGTCAGACTATTATATGTTTGCATCTTACCAAGTAAGTAACGGAGGTGTTTATAAACATCGAAGTGAGTCCTCAGAGACTCCTTCGATGGAAGAGATACACTATCTGGTAGAGAACTCAAAGAGTAAAGCTCAGTTCTATACTAGACGGTTTTTAGATTACATAATTGACAATAGTAGTAGCTATCCCGAATATAATGATTCTAGCCAAGACGGAATGTATCCTGACAAGTCAGATAATTTTAACGGATGGGTATTATGAGATATAAACCAAAGAAACAAAACATAATTAAGCTAAAGCAGTTTTTAAGTATATGCCAATACCAGAACCAAAATCAGGAGAAGAGCAAAGGGAATTTATACAAAGATGTATTGTCCAAATAAGCTCGGAATACGGTAAGGACCAAGCATTGGCTATTTGTTATAAAAAATATAGAGAGAAATAATGGCGTTCGGAAAGATATACGAAACAACATACTGGGGATTTGTAAGTAGCACTTGGGGAAGTATTTACCAAAGTATTGCAGAAACCCTAAACAGAGTTACAGCAGAAAACGGAGATTTCCTAATAGCTGAAAACGGAGACAATATAATTATAGAAGAATAAAAAAATGGCAAATAAAAAATTTAGTGAGTTTACGCTCAAAACAGATAGTGCAAACGTAGACTTCGTTGTAGGTTACGATGGCACTGATAACGTAAGGATAGCACCTAGCAATTTAAGCAGCGGAGGCGCATCGTCTTTGAACGGTTTAAGTGATGTGCTTATAGATAGCACTTCTGCATATTTTATTAACATACCATCAGGCTTATCGGGTAATCCTGAAGATAATTTAGTAATAGGTAGTTTAGCTGGTAATGCACTAACTACAGGTACAAGACACACTATAATTGGACATGATGCTGGTTCTACTATAACCACTGCAAACAGTAATACAATATATGGCTACGAAGCTGCGAAAGGAATGGCTGCTGGTTCTGATAGAAACGTTGTAGTAGGAGATATGGCTTGTAGGTCTAACGCTGGTGATGACAATGTTGTTATTGGTAGCTCTGCTGGAACAAACTTTACTTCAGCAGTTGAAGATTGTGTAGTTATAGGTAGTTTTGCAGCTGGTAGTGCTGGTACAAGCGCGAGTGGAGTAACTGCTATTGGTAGAAAAGCTGGTAGAAGTAATACAGCAACGGGAACTATGTCAATAGGCTTTGAAGCAGGTTACACACAAACTTCTGGTAATTACAACACAAACTTAGGATATAAAGCTGGATATACAAATAGTACAGGAAGTTCAAATACGCATTTAGGTTATGAAGCAGGTTTTTCAAATACAGGTGCTGAAAATACTTCTTTAGGTTATCAAGCTTTACGAGCAAACACGGGTACTGCTAATGTTGCTATTGGAAAAGAAGCTGCGAAAAATAGCGACGGGGCTTATAATGTAGCTATTGGAGCAGGATCTCTTTTAAATAATAACGCAAATTTTAACGTCGCGATAGGCTATAACGCGGGTGATGCTTTAACATCAGGTTTTGCAAATAACAATATAATTATTGGATATCTTGCTGATGCTAGTGCATCTGGTGCGTCAAACGAAATTACATTAGGTAATGCAAACATTACCGCATTACGTATACCAGGATTACAATCAAGCGCATCAGACGGAGATGTACTTACGTTTTCTTCTGGAACTGGTAAAATAACTTTACAAGCTGCCGGTGGTGGTGGTGCATCTAGCTTAAATGGATTAAGTGATGTGCTTATTGATACTGCTTCAGAGTATGTTGGAACTGTTCCAGCTGGTCTTTCTGGTAATCCTCAAAACAATACAACTTTAGGCATTAGTGCTGGACTTGATTTAACAACTGGTACGCAGAATACTTTAATAGGTAATTTAGCAGGTGAAAATGTTACAGCACAGTTTGGAACTACAGCTGTTGGATATAAAGCTGGGTCTTCTCAAAACGCTGAAAGTTTTAACACTTATATAGGTAATGAAGCTGGTAGAGATCACACTGGTTCTCAATCTGTTTTTGTAGGAGGAGGTACAAGAGTTTTTTCTTCTGGACAAAGTTCTAACGGCGTTGTTACTGTTGGATATAATGCCCACGATCAAAAAGCAGGCGCTTATTCTGTGGCTGTTGGATATGGTGCTGGTAATCAAGCTAGTGGAGGAGATGGTATTTATATTGGCAGAGATGCTGGTAGAGTTAACACAGCAGATGGAAATGTGATAATAGGCTACCAATCAGGTTACTCACAAACTTCTGGAGTTACAAACACGTATGTAGGTTATCGCTCTGGGTATTCAAATACAACTAGTGGTGATAATACTTATATTGGTCGGCATTCTGGTTATTCTGCAACTGGTGCAAGAAACTCTTCTTTAGGTGACGGTGCTTTTGGCGGCGGCGCGGGT